CAACAAGGAGGTGATGATGCCTAGTCTACAACAAGGAGATATTATCACAATCAAACTGATGAGTGGTGAAGAAGTGTTAGCCAAATTGATTGAAATTACACAAGATTCAATTAAAATATCAAAACCAAGAGCAGTGGTTAATATTCCCAACAAAGGAATAGGTCTTGGACCATTTGTGTTCACTGTGCCTCAAAATGCTGATGTAGAGATATACAAAAATAATATTGTGTGTTTCACAGAAACAGAAGATGGTATGGCACGTCAGTACAGAGAAGGTACATCAGGATTAACATTACCTAAATAATGAATAAAATTATAGCAATAGATTGTGATGGAGTGCTACTCAATTGGGAGCAATCATTCGACGAATGGATGGAATTTCAAGGCTTTCCTAAACATGCCAGTGATCATTATGAAGTGAATATGAACTATCACATGAACAAAGGTCAATGTGAAGTGCTGGTAAAGATATTCAATGAAAGTGCATGGATGAAGTCATTAAAACCTATGGAAGGTGCTGTTGAAAATGTTAAAAAAATAGCAGAACTAGGATATAAGTTTTATGTGATCACCAGTCAAACATTGGATAAGAAAGCCAATCTGTTGAGAGAAGAGAATCTTAAGCAAGTGTTTGGTGATGTGTTCGAACATATTGAATGTTTAGACACAGGAGCAGACAAACACGAAGCTCTATCTAAAATACCGGAAGGCACATTTTGGATAGAAGATAAACCTGCTAATGCACAGTTGGGTTATGATATGGGTTTGGTAGCATTGCTACTTGACCTTCCTCACAATACAATGTATAATGAGGATAAGGATTCGGTTCAACGAGTAAAAAGTTGGGCTGAAATTTATAACGTTATAAAGGAGAAAAATCATGGCGACTCATGAAGAAATAAAAGAAGCATACGAAACGTACATTGCTGAATCTGAAGCATTCGAAACAAAGGGTGTTAAAGCGGCGGCGGCTAGAGCGAGAAAAGCTCTTGGTACTTTAGGTAAAGCGACCAAAACAAGAAGAAAAGAAATACAAGAGAAAAAAAACTCATTGTAATCTTATTGATGTTGCGGGTGTAAAAATCCGCAACACAACACACAAATTTCCAAAAAAATAATAAATACAACACAAGAAAACAAGAAACAAAGTAATATGGCAACAGGTAAAATTAAATGGTTCAATTCAGCAAAAGGATTTGGATTCATTACACCAGACGATGAAGGCAAGGATGTTTTCTTACATATCTCTGCTCTTAAAGCCGCTAACCTTAAAGAGGTTATGGACGGTGATGTTGTAGAATATCAATTACAAGAATTCAGAGATAGACAAGTTGCTACTGATATCAAAGTAATCAAAAACTTCAATCAATAATAATCACTGCTTGACATTTTAGTGTGTGTATGCTACATTAAGCATATGACAGTTAAAATACAAAAGAATAAGATTGTGATTAACGACTTCCAACACTATTGGCAGTCTGCAACTGAACACGGACATGAGTTCACTTTCGCATATGACAAGGAATTCAAAAACTCCAAAAAATTCACCATAGAAGTAAAGCATTCTGACAAGTTAAGAAGCAAAGATGGTAGATGGTCTCCAATTAAAATTAAGTCTTGACATTTACCCAATAATCTGTTTAAATACACTGTAGACGTTGAAGTGTGTGCAATACACTTTTGGGACGAGGGTTCGACTCCCTCCACCTCCACCAACACTCATTTGAAATAGGCTGGTTTATTTCGAGGGGGTGTACTTGGTTTCGACCGGAGCATAAAAGCACATGGAGTTTATCAGTCTGATCTCTGTAAAGGATCTTACAAATGCAAACGCATTTAAACCAGAAGTGACAGTTCCAGTTAGCATATTTGCTGACGCGGAATTGGTTGCCGCTTAATACCGGCCACTTGGCGGTTGATCTACCGGGCAACAGAACAGATCAAGTGTGGGAGTTTCGGCTCCCACATTTCACTTTCATTAAGTATTCATTTAAGTTTATAATTGTAGTATCTAAATATTACTGTTATGCCTAAACTTAAAAAGAAAACAACTGCTTGGCAAAAGTGGAAAAAGAAAGCACCCAAAGTGCCTGATATCACTTGCCCCATCATAGACGATGTACTCATACGAATAGACAAATTCCAAGATCGTAACACAGTAATTTCAAAGTATCAATGGAACCTACTACACAAGAGAATGGAAAGACTCCGAATTGATAACGAATTATTAAGAGAAAGCGGGCAATATTGGTACGAAATTTGCAAACAACACCTAAAAAATCCAAAGAAATAGCGGCATCTTTACACTTGATTTAATATCTAAATAATGTATAATAATATTATGGCTATTTGGTATAAAAAACATTTAGATAAATTTTTACAGTTTTTATTAACAGTAAAACGAGAACTAACACCATCTAATAGAACCGTACGCAAAGTAAAAGTGTTCTGTTACAAAGTATTAGCATTGGCTGGTGTTCTTTTATTAGCATACACCTACGGAACATTCAATCCCAACAGCATTGTAGAGAAAAAAATTCGTAAACAAGAAGACAAAAGAATGGTAGAGATAGCAAAGAGTTTTGGACTACATGAACCTGAGTTCAAGTTTGACGGACCCAAAACCTTTGTTGTAGCAATGAATAACTGTATCGATTATATCAATTGGACACTACCAATGGATCAAAGAATACCCAGAGACATATTGGTGGCAATGGCAATTGTGGAATCAGCTCATGGTACTAGTAGATTTGCCACAGAAGGTAATGCCATGTTTGGTGTGCGAACCTGGAGTTTAGATGAAGTACCACACATGAAACCTGCGTCTATTCCTAATGCTAAATTTGGTGTTAAGAAATATGAAACCAAATGTCAAAGTGTACAAGATGTAATCGCAATCATAAACAGACATCCTGCTTACAAAGAGTTTAGAGCAGAAAGAGATTTAGACAAACACGAGCCCAATATTACCAAAATGGTGTTTGGACTGAGTGCTTGGAGTACCAACGAAGAATACCCTCAAATCATACTTCGAAAAATTGAAGACTTGACAAACAGTAAATAACACAATACAATATTAGAATGGGATTTATTATTTTGAAACAACCTAAAAAAATCAACCACAGATTACCCGACACAGCATCACTGCGAAAAGCTCGTGAGGAACATCAGGAATGGTTAAAAGAGAGGGGGTTGGACAAGATTAAGTTTAGAAAAAAGAAATCAGAAACATTGGTGATCGAACCTATAGAAGACAGACAAGGAGTACCTTGTGGTGACAAAGTACCTGTGATGGAAAAAGGTGCTGGCAGTAAAAGAGAAGAAATGCGTTACACAGGAGAACGTAGATTGATTGGTATTGCAACCATGCACAAGAGTAATCAAGTGCCAGTGTTTGCAGATGACGATGATATAACAGGACGTAAGGCGGCGACAGAGATATCCTTAATGAAAGGCAACAAATAATGTCAGACCAAGAAGAATTATGGAATTGGATTTGTTGGACTTGTAAATGGAGAGGTGTTGCACAAGAACTAGACAAAGACGAATCACTAGAAGAATGGTATTGTTGTCCTACATGTTGTAGTGAAGAAATAGAAGACATAGGATGGCATCAAGGTAATGAAAAGTATAAAGGAGCATAATGGAAATTGGAGCGGGATTAGGTTTGTTCTTTTTAGGTATGATAGTTTCAGTGGTTGTATTAACAGTGGTTGTATTAACTGTGTTAATTAAAATAAGAAAGTATGATGATGTCGATCACAACAAAGATTAAAAAATGGTTCGATTTTGATTGGCTTAAAAAAACCGAATTGGTCGAACTGCACGAAGTAGATTGTACAAAGGATCCTGTTCGTCCTGAACTGGATATAAAATTTAGAACTTCATACGGTAGAAAAATTTACGGACTTAAACACGGCGAAGATATTATGGCTGTGATGTGTTTTGCATTCACTAATGAAATTCCAAAGACTGTTGAAGAAATGGATGTGTTAAGCAAAGACGCCGCCATGCAGGCAGTACACAGAGCGGGAGTGCAGGGCTCGATAGCGATAGCATACACTGTGTGGAGTCTCAAAAAAGGTGGTGGTAAAATGATTGTGAAAGAAGTTTACAAAATGATTAAACAATCGAATCATTTGAATAGATTGGTTACACTGTCTCCACTCACAGAAATGGCAGAAAAATTCCATTTAAGAAATGGTGCCAAATTGATTCAAAAGAATGAAACCACTCAAAACTTCGAATACGTGATACTCAAATAATATTTTGGTAACATCAATTGCAAAAAATCAATGAATACGCCATTTATTTTTGGTAGGTAATGCTTGACTATTTTGGCAATTTCATATATAATTTAAACTTACAAAGGAGGCTTATGAAAAGGCACATTAATATAATAATGGTACTTGTATTGGGTTTTGTTCTAACTGCTTGTTCAGGTAGAATGGTACAGTTACCAACAGAAAACATAAAAGCAAAGAAGGTACCGGCTTGGTATCTTAACCACGAAGATACTGGCAAAGAAGGATTCATCTTTAGAGATGGGTTCTATTATGCAGTAGCAGTAGCAGTATCTCCAGATATGGAAATGTCTCAGAAGAAGGCAGTTCTTAAAGCAAAAGCGAAGATCACTGATAGAATAAATGGTGAGATGAACAATAAAACATCTATCAACTATTCTGAAAAAGGTGCTTCTGAGTCAATGATTGGCACAGTAGAAGCTCAAGATGTGATTGTTAATATGATTAAACAGACTGTGTTAAGAACATATTCTGTTGAAAAGAAATTAACGATATACAACACTGAGAAGAGCAATTACAGATCATTTGTTTTGATGAAGATATCCAAGAAAGATGTTGAAAACATAGTTAACCTTGTTGAAGATAAAAACAACAAGAAGTTAATTAGCAAGTTAAAAATCAGCAACACCTCGGATAAAGTGTTAAAGCAATCTGACAAATAATATGAAGGCAATATTATACACAATCGCTCTGATTATGTTAGCACTAGGTTTGATACTGTTTGTCGTTGGTTCGTCTGCTCAAGCAGGAGGACCGTGGTCAGATCAATACTGCAATGTTAAAACAGAAACTGTTATCACAAAAGACACACAAGGAAAGATTATTGACAAGCAGATAGTTGAAACTTTGGTGTGTGATGATGGAGCAAAAGACTTTTTGGCATACTCAGGTATAGCCAAAGATTGCAAAGAGTATTGGTTCGATATGTATATCAATCAACAATGGATAAGGAAAAAAGGATATGTTTGTCAAAAGTTTGATGGCTCGTGGGAAATGGTTAATCCTATTAGGTAGTTTGTTATTAACTGCCTGTGGAACAACTGCCACTACCAATAAAAGTATAAGCAGTCAGAATAGTGTGAGTCATAATTATACTCATGCAGGTACCAGTGTAGAAATTTGGTATAATTTTATACGAAACAATATGGGTAAGTTATCCAAACAAGATCAAAAGAAGCAGGCTCAGGCTGTGTATTTTGCCTTGGACAACCTAGAAGAAGGTAAAGTGGTTGCATGGCATACTATGAAGGCTGATACACATGGTTTTGTAAAAGTGGTTGCAAGTTATCCGCATGGTGGTGGTTATTGCAGGGTTATTTTTACACAGATTAAAAAGAAAGACAAAATAAGAGACTTTAAAGAAACTGCCTGTAAAGATGTTGCATACCACGGCTGGCAATTTATTAGGTAAAATTAGGTAAATATAGCATACGAAAAAGGAAACAGTATGTTATTTGGACTTATCACATTTCTTACAGCACTCACTATATCAGGTGTAGCAATCTATTACTCAGTGGCTGGACTAGTGGCAATTTTTGCCGCGGCGGCTGTGCCAATCATTATAATGGGTACTGCCTTAGAAGTAGGTAAGTTGGTAACGGCTGTGTGGCTTCATAGGTATTGGAGCAAAGCGGCTTGGTGGTTACGAACCTATCTATCAATAGCAGTATTAGTTTTAATGCTGATCACTTCCATGGGTATATTTGGATTCTTATCCAAAGCACACGTGGACCAAAATTTATCCTCAGACACAGTCACACAAAGAATTGAAATCATAGACAACAAAGTAAGAGCAGAGAACAGTTATATAGACCGTCAAAAGGACGTGTTAGAGCGTCTAACAGGGCAAAGCACGGGCAGTAATGACAGGTTTAATCAAGACATACAAATAGAACAAAAGAAGATAGATGATGCTTACAAACGTCTAGAAGTATTAGATGCAGATGTTAAAGCATACACTGATCAAGGTAAAGGTTTATTTAAAGGAGACAACATCAAACGTGGACTGGAAGTACGTAAAAGTCAACAAGTAGAAAGAGACAGAATTAATCAACAAGTATCGGATGCTCAAGAAAACATCAACAAGTTAAGAGCTCAAATCAACAACTCCTTAGATAAAAATGATGTTTCTATACAAACATCAGAAAAAAATATATTTGATGCACAAGGCAGAATAGAACTGTTAATCATAGAGCAAGAACCATTAAAAAGTCAGTTAATGAAACTGGAATCAGAAGTAGGTCCTATTAGATATATTGCTGAATTTGTGTATGGCGAACAAGCAGATAGAAATTTATTAGAAGAAGCAGTGAGATGGGTAATCATTACAATTATATTTGTGTTTGATCCATTAGCAGTATTATTGTTGATTGCTTCGCAGTACACATTTAGATGGAGATATATTGAAAAGCATGGCGAATTACCACCAGCACCTAAAACGCCACCCACAACTCCACCAGCACCCACAACTCCACCGGCTCCGTCAGGCGGACAGAGTTTAACTAAAATTGTGAAAAAACAAAAAGAAGTACACATAGCAAATCCTTTAAAAGCCAATAAGAAAGTATCCACAATTAAATTGAGCGATATTGCTGAAAAGAAACCAGTATCTACAATTCCTAGTGCTGAAAAACTTGCAGAATTTAAAAAACGTGAACAAGAAGAACTAAAAGCATTAGAAGAATATTCATATAAGGCTGAAGTAGAGCCACCAATGCCATTGGAACAATGGAATCAAATGATTGAAGAAGCAGAAAAAGAAGTATCAAAAGAAGTAGATGGGTTCAACGAAGAAGCAGAAAAAGAAGTATCAAAAGAAGTAGATGGGTTCAACGAAGACGAAGTAAAATACGATGTTCAAGAATCTAAGCCAATAGAAGAAGTTGATGAAAACAATGATGGCATAGACGATAATACCGGGAAACCAATTACTGGTATTGTACCAACTAAAGGCACATTTGCAGAGGCAGAAGCACTTCAAAAAAAAAAGAGTCTTTCGTACATAATGAGAGAACGGAACCAGCAAGTCAAAAAAGAACATCAGGAAGAATAAAACCAGACTTAACTGAGGTTGTGTATCCAAAATCATACAGCCAAAACGAGGAACAATCACCACAATCACATTGGAAGAAACTGTACGAATAACAGCATAATTATTTGTATGCCAAAACTAAACTTAATCACTGAACCAGATAAACTTTTTAACGGTAATACTAGTGTGTTGATGATAAACCCTAGAACAGTTGTCAAAGAAGACTTTAATCAGAAAGCATTAAAATTTAAGAACGATATCAATTTGTATATGTTTGGAGTAGAAGATCCTGATGAACAACAAGATATCAAATGGTTAATTGAAATTATAAATTCTGTTGATGTTATCATATTAGATGTGAATGGTACTTTTAAAGATAGATGGCTATTGGGATATATTTTAAACAAACCAAACTGTTATTATTTTTATGACGGCAGTGATGCGTTTGCTTATAACCTAATCAACAACAACAAAATATACGACCTAGAATTTTTGCCTAGCAAAATAGAAGAATTGGAGAAAAAATAATGACAGTCAAAGCAGACTTGTGGTTTCCTACTGTGATATGGAATGACGAATTGAAACAGATTAATAATTCAGAATTAAAAGAATATGTAATTAAGTTAAAAGCACAAGATGAGCAAGGTAAAGTAGCATCTAACTATGGCGGTTGGCAAAGTAAATCGTTCGACATACTGGATGAGAGACCAATCACTGTGGAAAGGTTTATACAAAGTATTCAAAACTCTATTAACGAATGTACCAAGATGGCAGGACTAATGGATTTACAGATAAGCGATTACTGGTGGAATATCAATAGCAAAGGTGATTACAATCATCCACACGATCATAGAGACAGTATATTGAGTGGTGTGTATTACATCGATATACCAAAAGAAAACATGGGCAATATACATTTTGAAAGGGAAGACAATGCACAATTTTTCTTACCAAGAGTGATGCCAAAAAGAAATCACATCAGTGCAGTAAGAGCCACATACAAACCAATAAGTGGAGGTGTATTAATTTTTCCAAGTTGGGTTAAACATTCTGTGGACGGCAACCAATCAGACAGTGCCAGAATATCAATGAGCTTTAATACTTCAATAGCCATGTCCAAAGACAACGATGAATTGGCAAAGTTGAATGGCTATCCACCATTGACAGAATAGAACATTTGTGTTACATTGATACAATGGCAACAATTCAAGAAAAACGCAACTTTTTAGAACACATAAAAAACGAAACCAAGCATTACGAAATTAGACTCGAAGGTGTTGGTTGTGAAAGTGTGATAGGAGTTATCACTCCCCAAGTATACAAATACTGGAACAAGAAAACAAATACAAAACTTGGAAGTTATATGGCTGAGTATCGAGATATCAACATGCTAGGAAAAGTTCCTGCAAACGCACAGTTGAACAGAGAGTGGTATGAGTATGATGACGTTGCTCATGTGTCGGGTATTGTTTTAAACCGTGACAACACACTGTACATTGATAGATATGATAAAAAATTTCGTTTGGAAGAAACTGTGTTAAGATTAGACTTAGATAAACAACAATTAGAAAAAGAAGGTGTACGAATAGTTAGCACCAGCACTTATAACTATGACTCAGCTCAATTATTGGACAAGCACTATTTCTACGGAATCAGCAATGAAAAAGGTGTTTGGTACACAGAAGAAAAAATTCAATCAAAACTGTATAACTTTGACCTTGCAAATTTATGGTTAAGATACAGCACAATTGCCGGTGTGGATGTTGTTCACGAAATAGAATATGATGGTTTGGATTATTCTTTAACAGCAGACACCAAAGGTTTAGAGTTTAATATTGGAGTAAAACAAGGAATCAGCAAGAAAGATTTTGGTAAAATTAATAACAAAAATCCATGGATAAGCTCTTGATTTTTTCCATAGAGTTGTTATATAATACAGTATCACAAAAAATAAAGTGATAAATATTAGTGTAAGATGCTTGATAGGTCTTACATTATATAAACTTGCTTAACAAGGAGGAAAAGCGATGACAAACAAAACACTATCTATATTCAATCAATTAAGACCCGTAACAGTGGGATTTGACAATGTGTTCGATCATTTCGAAAGAATGATGGATGATCACAATTTCAACACCATGACTGCTACAAACTTCCCACCGTACAACATAGTGAAGACTGGTGAATACACTTATGACGTGGAACTTGCACTTGCAGGTTTTTCAAAAGACGACATAGAGGTAGATTACCAAGACAGTATGTTGACTGTTAAATCTAAGGAAAAAGCCAAAGATGCAGACATAGACGGTATGCTTCACAGAGGCATCAGTAAGAGATGGTTTTCTAAAGCCTTTACTATTGCTGACGATGTGGAAGTAAAAGGAGCAGAACTTAAAGATGGTTTGCTAAAAATATCTATGGAAAGAATTGTTCCAGAAAGTAAAAAAGCAAGATCAATCGAAGTAAAGTAACTTGGAATATGGGTAGGGTGGCAACACCCTACCTAACTAACAATAAGAAGGAAATATGACAACTGATTTAGAAGTAAAAGTAGATTCGAAAATAAAGCAAATTTTAAAGACACCAAAAGATTACAGTGTTATCATGTTGAACGATGAAGTAACTCCAATGGATTTTGTTATAGAGCTATTGGTTACAGTTTTCAAACACACTCCAGAAACAGCCAAAGACATAACAATCAAGATTCACAAGGAAGGTTCTGCAGTAGTAGGTTTATATACATATGAATTAGCAGAGCAAAAAGGAACTGAAGCCACTAATATAAGCAGAGACCGAGGTTTTCCTTTGCAAATAAAAATAGAACAAGAATGAACAAATATTATTTTTGGGTAACACTAGAAAACAAAGCACCAATGAAAGTAGCAGAAGAAGGCAGAACAGCATCAGAAGCCAAATCAATTGTTGAAAGTAGATTTCCAAATGCCAAAGTAATGTTTGCGGAAGGATTTTAATGGGACTGAAAGAGTTAACAAAAGAAGTACACCAAGATGCAGAACGACAAGGATTTGTCAAAGTATTAATGAGTGGACAAATGAGTGAAGAATTGTATGCAGAGTTCTTGTACAATCAACATGCCATATACAATTTATTAGAAGCCTGTGCAATGTCGCATGGACTACTCAACGACTTTCCACAAATACGTAGAGCCCCAAGCATATTGGCTGACTTTCAAGAACTTTGGACAAAAGAAGATATGCCAGAACTTGCTCCTAGCACTGAACGATATATTCAACACATGTACACAATCAAAGAGGATCCTAAAAAATTAATGGCACACATCTATGTGAGACACATGGGAGATTTAAGTGGTGGACAAATGATTAAGAAAAAAGCACCCGGCAGTGGCACAATGTATGAGTTCGGAAGAGCAGACGTTAAAGAAATTAAAGAAAGAATCAGAAACAAAACAGACGACAGTATGGCAGATGAGGCTAGACTGTGTTTTGAATTTGCTACAGAATTATTCAAAGATTTACACAATGCCCAAGAAACAAATTAAAGACTTTCCTGGTAATTTAATTAGAGTTAAAATTTTAGAAGACGAAATTAAATATTTCAAAAGTTTAATTCAAGAAAGTGATACTGGACATATCTATACAACAATAGACAGTTTAACGACCAGAGTAAAAGCATTGAAAGGAATAAAAACAGACGATCCATTTATAAATTAAATTATGAGCAAAATTTGGGACATATTAATAGATTGTAAAGAGCAAATCATCAAAGAGTTCGATGCCAGAGGCACAGAGATTCAAGAAGAAGGTATGGCGCAATTCAATCAGCCAGACAATGGTTGGATCAACAGAGTGTGGAAAACTGAAGATTGTAGACGTTGTCATATAGATGTTGTGGATGCTAGAGAATCAAAAGGATTATGGATGATGCACGTGTGTATATTTCCAAACCTAGACAACAACGGACCTATATATGGTTTTGATGTGATTGCAGGTAAAAATAAAATGACCGGCGCCTTTCATGATTTTTCTAAAAGTTCTGGTGGTGAAGATCACCCATTAATAGATTGGTTTAAAGATGCTGTGGAAGAATTTATTCCAAGTAAAAAACGTGAATTACCTCAATGGGCATTAAACATATTCAGCGGATCAATGGTTGCCGCAGGTAATGTGAGCAGTGAAGAAGAATCCAAAGCCATTGTGGATATGGCACTAGAAAATCTAAAAGTGTATTTTGATTCCATAAGTCAATACAACAACACAGCCAAATATGAAGACACAATAGAAGCCCAAAACTATTACTGTCATAATCAACAACAAAATCCACATACTCCAAGAGTGATGAAGTCGTTGGGACTTAAAGAAGAAGACGTTGAAGTATTCTGCACAGATGCACTATTCCCCAAAATTCAAAAATAAACCGTTGACATCAATATCTAGTTGTGTTATTATTAACTTATGTTGAAATATCATAATATACAAGATATCAAATTGAAACTGACTGCTATGAAACAGAAAAGCATGGAAGTGGAACAAGCAGTTACTAACAACAAATCAGAAGAAGAAATTAAGTTTCTTGCAGATGAGATTAAACAAATGGCAATGGAAATTGCTAACTCATAATGATCGTCACAGTTTCGGGTACTAATAAAAAAATTGCAGATTTAACAGAAAGTCTAGTACATTATTGTGCAGACAAATTAAAAATCAAAGATTCAGTTGTGATAGATGTTGAGTTTTCAAAATCACTCTATAAAGAAGATGGTTTATTAGGTGAGGTTGATTTCGATGATTCCAATCATAAGCCAAAAGAATTCACTATCACTGTTGACGGCACAGGTTCTAAACGTAAAATCATGGAGACCATAGCACATGAAATGGTACATGTGAAACAGTACTCCAAAGGAGAACTAGTGGATCTGTCTAGATCCAACTCAACCAGATGGCAAAACAACATCATCAACAAAGACACAAACTATTGGGATCAGCCTTGGGAAATAGAAGCTCACGGAAAAGAATTAGGATTGTTTATTAGATGGGCTGAAGACACAGAATTATCTCATCAATCTTGGACTCAAACACAATAATTTCATTAACTACCACTATAACACATTTGATGTGCTAGAATATAAATACTAGTACATTATGAAAAAATACGAATTCTACAGTGCAGAAGAGAGAGCAGAAGTACAACTGTTTGACAACGATGTTCATTATCTAAACGGAGAAATCACCGAAGAGAATGTTAGCAAAGCAGTCAAATGGATATTGTCTGCCAACCTCACTAAAAAGCCTAAACGCAAACTGACACTGTATATCAACACGGTGGGAGGCGACTTGTACGAAGCATTTGCATTGATTGATGTTATGAGAAACAGTCATCATCATATTTCCACAATTGGTATTGGTGCTGTGATGAGTGCAGGTTTTTTGATATTCGCCAGCGGCAAACACGGCGAACGTTATGTTGGTAAGAACACGGGTATCATGAATCATCAGCATTCGGATATTATGGAATCGAAGATGCATGACATGAAAGCACAGATGAAAGAAAATAATAACTGTGAACAAAGATGTATGCAGATATTAAGAGATGCAACAGGTTTTGGTTTAGCCGATGTTCGTAAAAAATTCAACAATCCTTCCGATCAATACTTTACAGCAAAACAATTGGTTGATTTAAAAATAGCAGATCACATCTTGTAGTAGATGTCTATTTGTTACTAATCAAAATACAAGTGCTATTTATCTGAATCTGGTTTAGTCAGATCATCTAGGGTGATTATATGGGATTTTGGAAAAGTTGTTGCGCCGTTTTCCGGTTCTTCAATCACACTTTTTGAGTTGTGTCGTGACTGATTCTTGATCTGTTTGTTGGCTTTCTTCTGCTCTCTACGAATAACTCTGTCAGATTTCTTAACCATTTTAACATCTCCAAAACTATTTAATTACCTATTGACTTTATGGCTAATTAGTGCTATATTTTAGTTAATTTAGTATAACCAACAGTTACAAACAGAAATAGGAGACAAATTGAAAATAGAAGTTAGAAATAATAATGTAGAAAAAGCATTGAGAGTGATGAAAAAGAAAATGAAACTAGACGGAGTTTTTCAAGAGATGAAAGACAGAGCACACTATAAAAAACCTAGTGAAATTAAAAGAGAAAAAGCAAAAGAAAGAATGGTTAACATAAAAAAAGCACAAAAATTAAGAAGAAATTTTTTGTAGTATGATCAGTTGGCTGTATTGGACTGTTCCTAATGAAAGAATAAATCATTACATATTTCTTAACGGGTTCGTCATTTTTATCTTGCCATACCTTTTTGGAATTAGACTTACTGCCTTTGGCTATCTATTAAATATTATTTGGATTGACATCATATATTATGTCAGTTACAAACGATTAGAAGAATTAAAAAACAAACACAAGGATGATGATGGAAACGACACATTTTGATGATAAGGTAACAATAGAATGTTTAAAGAACGGACAAAAAGTTGAAGCGGCTGTGCTGTCTTTTAGAGAAGAAGAGTTCTTAACTGTGGTGGTACAGAAAACTGCCAAGATCAACATGCAATGGGCTCCAACCAAAAACTTATACATCGGTAGACAGGTTGGTTTGGAATTTGTCACACCCGGTCCTGAGAAGTTTGTGAGCAAAACAGGAAGATAGTCCACAATTTGGTAAACCTACCTTATTGACTAATACAACAAAAGAATGTATATTAGTATTAATATGTTAAACACAATAAAAAAAATGTTTTCAACTGTATCGAATAACGAGCAGATGATCACAACTAAAGGAGTTAGCTCAATGGCTAAGAAAAAAACTATGACTATACAAAAAAGAGTAGAGACTGCTTTACTTAACGGTGAAGCATTAACATCAAATTCTATCAAAAGTAGATTTGGTGCTGGTAACCCAGGCGCAGTAATTCAAGCACTAAGATTCAAAGGTTTACCTGTGTTCTTAAACACTAACAAAAGAACTGGTGTTAAAGTATACAGAACAGGTAAAGCATCTAGAATGGTAGTAGGCTTAGGTTACAAAGCATTAGCAAAAGGCGTACAATTATAATTGTATAGTTTTTAACTAGATTAAAAAGGCGGCTTCGGTCGCCTTTTTTTATGACTAAATTGTCTTGACAAATCATATTAAAATAATGTATAATAAAGTATGAGCGAATTTAAACAAGGTATTTTTAATCTACTGAAAAAGTTGATAGGTGGCAGTTCAGTTGGATTGGCAATCATATACACCATAGGACACATTGTGATTGCAATGATCTGTAACAATCTAATCACAGGCGCAAGATTTGATTTGGCGGTGATGGATGCCATAATAGAACCCATGATCAACGGTGTATGGTTTTATTTTTTACACAAATGGTATCGTAAATTCACAGACAATCCCAAAGCCAACGCATTCCGAGATTAAAAAATCCTCATAAACATTGACATTTTTGGCAGTTGACATTTTCCAATAAGACAGTATAATATTATTAGCGGTCCTAAAAAAACTGTGTAAATTAACCTTAGGCTGGATATGCCGACAACAGAGGATATAAAATGAGTAAACACGCAGATATTGTTAATGAACAATACAATCATAGAGAGAGTAATTTCGTATCTCTACAAACCCGTATAACAGAAGCATTCAAACTGGCACCAAAGTTTGAAGCACAACTCGAAGCAGTTGTAGAAGAATTCAAAAGACGTAATAAAGACAATTGGTCATCATTCAGTGAGATGGCATTGGTGCAGGCAATTCCTGTAGATTTTAGTAAAATACTAATTGACTCCACAATGCAACGTCCAGTGAACATGCGTCATGTATTAAAGATCCTAAACTATTTCAGTCAAACCATGGTAATGCCTATACAGGTGTACAAAGAAGGCGACAACTATGTTGCATGGGACGGACAACACACCAGTATTGCACTGTACCTTATACTCACAAAAGTTTTTGGTGAACTTCAAGCAAACACAATGATTCCTGTGAACATTTATCCAGTTAAACAAAAACTAGAAATTCGTAGGAACTTCATTTTACTAAACGGTGATGCCAAAGAAAAATTAGATTTTATCGATACATATCGTCAAATGGTGTACGGTGCCATAATTGACAACAGTGACGATCCAATTTGGCAAGACACTGCAAAAATTAATGACTTGCTTAAAGACGCAGGTCTATTTGCCACACACGAAAAGTTTGGTGACGAAAGAGAGCCGGGTGCATTCACATTGTTAGCAGATACCATTATGACCAAGAAGTTGGAAAAACGTAAAGACGTTGATGTTACTCGTATGTTTGCCAAGTATTGGGTTTATATCAATGAAGAACGTCCAGTACAAGCCAAAGAAGCAAGAATGCTTTATGATTACTTTGATGCTTGTTTCAAAGATGGAGTCAAAGTGGATGACAAATATCTATTAGACTTCGCATTATTTTGTAAAGAATACTTTGAAGCCAATTGGAGTGAAACAGGATCATTCTGGAGCAAGGCAAAACTGTCATATGAAACTTGGTACAAGAAAGCAAATCCAGAAGAGTTTGAAGAAAATGGTTTAAAAGGCTTTGCAACAGAACCACGTTTTGGTGTACCCTTTCTGATTGCACAAATTAAGAAAAGCACCAAACTTAAAACACCCAAGTACAAACACCTGTATGCAGTTGACAAAAAGGATCTTTGGTAAATGATTCGTAATCCAGACAAAGACAAGTTTAAGAGTTCTGCTGTATTAACAGAACAACAACTGAAAGGCAACACCTGTATGTTACAAGACTGTGACAACAAGTTGAGTATGTATGAAGGTCCAGGCAGTCAAACATTGTGTAGAGAACATCAATTGGAATGTGTGGAATATGGTGGCATGGGTAAAGCAGAAAGACCACACACGTTCTACAGAGGTTGGGATTGTGTTAAATGTGGATATGATCCTCGAACAGACGAATTAAGGTTTGGATACATCGATGATGAATATGATAAGTTAAGAGCCATGCGTGGTGTAATGCATGGTGACCATATACACCTAAAAAGTCGAGGCGGAGATGACTCCAAAAGCAACATTCAAACCCTGTGTGTTCTGTGTCATATGGCAAAAACCTATGGTGAAAAAGACTATTTAGGCACAAAAAAGTTATCCACAGACTGAAAACCCGCATAGAATGGGACTTCTTTTAGATAACTTTTGGTTGACATTTTGGTAGTTCAGACTGTATAATAATACTATAACAACAACTTAACAAAAGGGCACAAATGACACACGTAATATACAGAACAGACACAACAAAGATAGTAAGTGAAAAAGACTATTCTTATGGTGGACAAATCCATAAAACAGAAAGTCATGCAAAGGCTTCATTAACAAGAATTAAAAAGAAATTCGCACAAGGGTTTGCTAATCAAGAACCTTACAGCAGATTCAAGTTTGAGCATCTTGGTATGAAAGACACAGGTAATGCTCTTCCAAGAGATCACGGTAATTTAACAGGTGAAATGGTTGAAATGAAAATCGTTGATTTAGAAACTTACAGAAGTTCAATAGAAGCACAAGAAACAGTTTCTAATATGATGACGGGTAAGAAGTTCAAACAATCAGTGAACACTCCAGGCTTCATGTCACCAAGTTCAGAAACTTTTTGGAGTATGTAATGAGTAAATTGATGGAAGAACAAATGGACAAAATGTACAACCACTTTAAAAAAATAACAACAAAGGAAAACACAATGATAACAGAAGATGTAAAACAAGTAGTAAAATTTGTAAACGCAAAAGTAGAACCCAGCAAGATATGGTATAACGCCACAACAGTTGCCGTGAAGGCAGTTGACGATTACATGAAAGACAAAGAAGAAGCCATGTACTGTGGTTTCGCCAATGTTTCGATACACCCAGCCAGAGGAAAATTGGTTAGTTGGTTTAAGAAGTTTGGTATTGGATCAAGCGGATCAAGAGGATACAGAATAAGTTACTACGATATCATGCCAAAAGACCACGAGTATAGACACACTCAGTCAATGGATATCAAAGAAGTGGCTTGTGATGCCTTCGCTAAAGTGTTAGAAAACCAGTATGGTTTAACTTGTTACAGTGAAAGCAGAGCAGATTAATTGGTTGACATTTTGGTAGTCAGAAACTATAATAATACTATAAGGCAAAAATAATTAAGGCAACAAAAAGGGCACATATGAAAAACACAATATACGTACTAGAAGGCACTTACAGAAAAACTTCAGTAGAGAATCATACTTTCCAACTTGTAAAAGGTTATCAACCACACCCTCATAAAGAAGGTGGATTTATTACAGTTAAAATAGAGGACTTGACAAAGTATCCAGGTGCTACAAAAAAACAAATCAGAATTAATGTGGAGAATGAGAATCAATTGAGAGACTCTGCTCCAGAACAACCCAAAGAAGAATCAGATGCAGAAACTGTTGAAAGAATGAGACAGAGATTCAACATTTTAACAGACATGACCAAAGCCACCAAGCGAGGTGATGTGAGAGCAATGATTGTGTCAGGACCTCCAGGTGTTGGTAAATCATTCGGAGTTGAGCAGGTGCTTGACAGATATGGTGTTGTATCCACATTGGGTAACACAAGACCCAAATACGAAGTTGTTAAAGGTGCAATGAGCTCAATAGGTTTGTATTGTAAATTGTACAACTTTTCTGATCCTGACAATGTGTTGGTGTTTGATGATTGTGATTCAATATTACTAGACGATTTGAGTTTGAACATATTGAAAGCGGCGTTGGATTCTAAGAAGACTAGAAAGATATGTTGGAATACTGATTCACATACATTGAGAAGAGAAGGTGTGCCAGATACATTTAACTTTGCTGGTTCTGTGATTTTTATTACAAACATTAAATTTGATAATGTGCGAAGTAAAAAATTAAGAGATCATTTAGAAGCACTGGAATCAAGATGTCATTATATTGATCTAACAATTGACACTATTAGAGAAAAGATTTTAAGAATTAAACAGATTGTGACAGATGGTATGTTAAAATCATATGCATTGCCAAGCGAAACTGAACAATCAATTGTGGCTTTTATTGATGAGTATAAAAGACAATTGAGAGAAATCAGTTTGAGAACTGTGCTTAAAATTGCTGATTTGGCAAAAGCCTTTCCAGAAAATTGGAAAGATGTAGCAAAACAAACAGTATTAAAACCAGTATAGGAGTTGACATTTATGACGAAAGATAATAAAATTAGTACAATGAGAACACAACCGCAAGAAATTATTGCCAAACTAGAAGCAGACAACAGTAGACTGGCTAAAGAGAAGATCCTGCTGGATGCTATGAACGAAGGTGTGGATGAATTTTTTGAAGGCTTAAAAATGTGTTTGGATAAGTTGTACACTTTTGGTGTTAAACAAGTGCCCACTAAAGATGATGTGATATCTGCACAAGGGTGTAAATGGGAAGTGTTTAAAGAGCTGGCAGAAAAACTACACGCCAGAGAACTTACAGGTCATGCGGCAAGAGATGCCATTGAGCTAGTGATGAGTTCAGCAACTGCCGAACAGTGGAATGGTTTTTACAGAAGAATATTAATTAAAGATTTAAGATGTGGAGTTTCAGAAAAAACTGTGAACTCTGTGGCTAAAAAGAACAAGTTTGGCAAGTACATGGTGCCCGTGTTTACTTGCCAACTTGCTCACGATTCAACCAATCATGAAAAGAAGTTGGTGGGCAAGAAGATGTTGGAAGTAAAACTAGACGGTGTCAGAGTGGTTACTATTGTGTATCCAGACGGCAAAGTAGATATGTTCAGTCGTAATGGTAAAGAGTTTACCAACTTTGGACATATACAAGAAGAAATTTCATCAGTAGTTAAACAGAGTCCTCCACCATATCCAGTTGTGTTGGATGGTGAAGTGATGAGTGAAAACTTTCAAGACTTAATGAAACAGGTACACAGAAAGAGTGGTGGTACAGCCAAAGATGCTGTGCTTCATTTATTTGATTTTTTACCGTTGGAAGATTTTAAAAAAGGTACATGGGACAAAACTCAAACATTGAGAACTCAGATGTTAAAAGCATGGTACGAACAACACAAAACCAATTTAAACGCCGTTACAGTGCTGGACCATGAAATTGTAGACTTAGGCACACCTGAAGGTCAAACGACTTATACAGAGGTGAATAAGAGGGCAGTAGAGGGTGGTTATGAAGGGATCATGATTAAAGATATTGATGCTTCGTACGAATGCAAAAGAAGTCATGCTTGGTTAAAACTGAAACCATTTATAGAAGTAAGTTTAGAAATCAAAGCCACAGAAGAAGGCACAGGCAGAAATGTAGGCAAACTGGGTGCATTGATTTGTGAAGGGTTAGATGATGGTAAAACAATTAAAACAAATGTAGGTTCTGGATTGACTGATGATAATAGAGATCAGTTTTGGAAACACAAGGATCAATTGATTGGTCAAATTGTGGAAGTGAGAGCAGATGCTGTCACAAAAAATCAAGACAGTGATCAAGAATACTCATTGAGATTTCCAAGATTTATGAGATTTAGAGGATTTGAAATTGGCGAAAAAATCTAAAATGATAGCAGTAGGATACGAACATATAAAACTGGATTCTTGGACTGGTCCGCCATACAGTTATTCTGTAAAAGTGAATGGAAAATTAAAACAGATGAGTGGGTTTGATGAAGAACACATAAAGAATCAACTGTATCCTAAAACAGCCACAATGATTAGAAAGATTAAAGATGTATAAACCATTACCAGACGGTATAACAATTAAAGAGTCAAGTGTACAAGGCTTGGGTTTGTTTGCCACAAAAGATTTTGATCAAGATGTGGTACTGGGTATTGTGCATATCATGAATAAAAATTTTTCGCACGGAGCAATTAGAACTGCCTTAGGTGCATTTTACAATCATTCATATAACCCTAATTGTAAGAATCTTGCAGGCTTCTGGCATCAATTGCCAGTAAAATATCTAGTAACAACAAAACCCATTAAAGCAGGTGACGAACTGACTGCAAAATATTCGTTGTATAATGATTTTAAGGACCAGTGGTAATATAGATGACTATGAAGAAATACAATGCATACAATCATATGGCTCAATTAGGTAAGGTGTCTGGCTTACTAGAAGCACAGACTAAAATTCAAAACCAATTGATTAAAGAACAAAAAAAATTAAAATTATTAGAACAATTAAAATTAGTGAAGAATATTAAAAATGACTAACGAAGTAGACATAATAAAGAAAGCGATGGCAGACAATAAGAAAGTTTTCTTAAAAGAAATGAAACAACTAAACGATAAGATTGATGGGCTGGATAAACGTCTAACCAAACACATTGATTTCATTGAAAAAGTTTATATGCCTTTACAAAATAGTATTGATAAGTTTAAAAGGTTTTTCAAATAATATGTACAAGTTTGTGAAATATCTATTGCCAGAACTTTTTGATGAAGATAAAGCATTCAAAGGAGGATTACCCAAAGTAACTAGATTTCAAATATTAATGGTGTTAGCAACTATGTGGGCATTCATATTCGCACTTATAACACAGAGTTTCATCAGTATAGGAATAAATGTGACTACCAGTGTGATAGCACACGCAATAGTGATTGGTGGTATTATATTCACAAAAAAACAATTAGGTATTAATTATAAATTTGATTCATACCATAGTGTGGGTAGACAGCGAGGTTATACTTGGGCTAGAGATAAACAAGGTAATCCATACAAGATAGCATTAGATCCTAACGATCCAGGAGGAGAACATGAATAAAACAAAAAAAGTTAGCAGTAAAAAGAAAAAAGCATTGGTAAAAGCAATCAAAAATCCAATAAGATATTTTAAGTTAGACTTGGCAAGGTACGGAGGTGAGGTGTGTATGGGAACCATAACATCGGCACAATTTGAATATTGGTACAACAACGACAAGTTCGAACAGTACATGGTAGACATAGATTTCGATGCCAAAGAAGCCAACAAGGATGTACCTAAAGATGCACAGTTCGACAGACCATTTCACGAACAGGATGATATCTGTCATATATCTGGACCAGAGCTAGCGGACGGACAGACCATGACCATAACGGAAATGGACAAAGATGGTGACACCTTAATGGCTGAGGATGGAGGCTTCCCAGAAGATCAAAAGATAGATTTCGCTGACTTTAAAAAGTTGGGAGTCAAAATCAAATGTGTAGCCAAGCATAACTCAGGTTCAAAGAGCTGTAAGGATAAACATTATATGTTTGGGCAATACTTCAACAAGGGAGGTTGGTACACAGAAGATTTAATTAAAACAGGACCAGACGGCATCAACTTTAAGAAAATGAATATTGATTACGAAGATGCAGACGGATTCAAAGTGTTCAGTCAAGTGACGATAGATGGTGTGGACTACTACCTGCAAGAAGACAGCTCAGGCAAAGGTTCAAGTTTCTATGTGATGGAAGGTGACGACGTCTAATGAAAAGACACGAAATATTTCCTGTGCCAATATGGGAATTCACATACAGTGAAGCAGAAATATTTAGAGAAAAAATTGTCCCGTTATTCAAAGAAATTGAAAAGAACAATCCCAATAAAGCAATGTCATATACAAAAGAAGGTTATACCAGTTATGGTCCAATCACTAATATATTAGATTATGATGAATGCAAAGACATAAAAAATTTTGTTATGGGCAATGTTGTTGAAGCAGTGAAGGAGTTAGGTCTTGAAGGTTATTGTAATCTCACAGGCAGTTGGTTCAACAACAATAGAAAATACAGCAGTCACGGACCTCACAATCATGTTCCAGACACCATAAGCGGAATTTATTATGTACAAGCAGAAGAGAATGATGCAAGAATTAGTTTCCACGATCAGAATAAAATTAGCAATTGGCCCTGGAAAGCACCCTCAGTGATCAATGACATGACAAGAAGAACACACAGTTTCACACCTAAAACTGGTAGACTGTTGCTTTTTCCAAGTTACATTGAACACAGTGTTGAACAGCAGTTGACAGACAATGAAAGGATCAGCATTAGTTTTAATGCTTTTGTGAATTAATGGAACTAATTGTGTTTGCTACAATATTCACATTGATAATTTTGTTAACAGGATACATAGGTCCAAAAAAATGAAATCATTTACTGTAGACATCAAAAGAGGCGATAAAATAGAAGTTGGAAGATTTAGAAATGTTCTAGCCACTGTGCAATCAATTGAAACTGATGAGCACGGACAGCCTGTGATTGTTACTTCTAAAGGCAAAAAGAAGTTGTTTACTTGTAGATTTACAAAACTTTCGCCCGGTGCAAAGACACCAAAACAAATACTTTTAGAAAGCAAAAGAAAGAAAAAAACTTGATTTTTCTCTGAAGAGACTATATAAGAACATAGTATGAGCGAGATTCAAGAAATAAAAAAACCTACAATTCAGGAACGGATTCAAAAAAGAGTTCATGAAATACTGGAACCAATCGAAGTTTGGTTGGATAGATATGTGATTCAACCTGATAAATTTGATCCTGATAAATTTAAATTGGTGGACGTGTTCAAGAAAGAACAAGTAGGCGGTGTACATGCAAGAAAGATCATGGAGATGTACGAACCTCAATATCAGGAATATAAGGATCTATTGAGTTTAAGAGAAAAAAATCTTACATTTAAAGAAATTACAGAGGACGAAGATAACGATTCGGAAGAGAGACAACTGTTAGAGTCTTATGAAGATGTTGACAATGGTGTGATTCAAAAAGGAATCAAAGCATACGATAATATTTTTGAAGCCTGCGACAGAATGATATCAATTGCCAATGCTAATCGTAAGCCACGAAAGAAAAAAGAGAAGTCACCTGAGAAATTAGTATCTAAAATGCAATTCAGATTGGAAGATGAAAAATTGTTACTCAAATCAATCGATGCAACAGAAATTATATATGCTGAACAACTGTGGGTGTACAACACCAAGACTAGGAAACTAGGACACTACAAAGCAAAGGTCTTAGATCCACGAGGGTTGAGCAGACCAGGCACAGGGTTAACAGTAAAAGGAACATCCATAAAAGGATTTGATGAAGAAAACAGTGTTCAAAAAACACTCAGACACCCTGAACAGCAATTGAAACAGTTTGCTAATTCAGGACCCAAGAAGGTAATAGAGCTGTTTGATGCTGTTAAAACAATGGGCATTAAACTGAATGGACGTGTCAATTCTGAAGTCATTTTGTTAAGAGCAGTTAGATAAATAACTGTATATGAGCATTAGAGACGACATAATTTCAATTAAAAATGGATTAGTAACACTGGGCGATGCAATAGAAAGCCTTAGTGTACACGCATCTGCTGACGAATCAGTTGTAAATTCTACTAAATCAGTTAATTTTGCTGGCTCAGAAACAACACCAATCTACGGCAAAGGTTTGCAGTGGAGTGGATTTGGCAACACAAAGATGCTGAACTTCCAAGCAAATCCAGATAGATTGTGGAGTTCGAACACTTTAGATTTACACAGAGATGCACATTACTCAATTGATAACACACTTGTTCTTTCAGCAGAAGAATTAGGTCCAACAGTTAGAAGATCAAATTTAAGATCAGTTGGTGTGTTGAACGGATTAGCAGTAAATGGTGATATGAACATTGATCAGTTTGTCTTCTGGAATTCAGGAATGAATAGATTGGGTGTTGGTATTGAAGCAGGTAATGGACAATTGTCTGTGGCTTCTAACTATGTTGAATTTAGAGTTCAACCCAATGATGTAGATGCTGAAGTTGGGACATACACAACACACGATTTAAGAATTCAAACAGATAGTACAGACAGAATACTTGTAAAAGCAAACGGTGACGTTACTATCGGAACTCAAGGTGGAACAGATAAGAAAGTCAAGATACACGGAAAACTTGCAGTAGGCATCAACAACATAAGAGACGATGCAGACTTTGAAGTAGCCGGTCCAGTAAGATTGGAAGGAAAACGTTTCAGTGTTGCAGATGACACACCAACAGTTGGTGTCCATGCTAAAGGTGATGTTGTTTGGAATTCTAATCCTGTACCAGGTAGTGTAGTTGGCTGGATATGTGTTAACACAGGCACACCAGGCGAATGGAAATCTTTCGGAAATATTTCTCAATAAAAAAATCAGTAGGCATATGGGAGTGGCTTGGTAAAGTTGCACCATTAACTGCCTTGATGATTCTTTGTATCGTACTGGCATTTGATTTTACATCTTGGATCGATTATTTTGTATCTGCAATATCATTGTTATTTGCCATTACAGCATTCACATGGTGGTGGTGGGTAATTTATGCAGTCAAAGACATATTCAAATTGTTGAATAGTGCAAACAAAAGATTTGCTGAAGTGTTGACAGAACTTAAAAATATCAAAAAAGAAACAATCAAAATTAAGAAAAGAAAAAACCGTTAATAATCAAACAATTTATTTTTGTATTCCACAGTCATGTTGTTGTAGTAACTGCCTTTGTCAAGATTTTTCCTAGCATCATTTAATTTTTTTCTTTGTTGCACTAGTAATAAATTGTGCTTGCCATTACTTGTTGTTATGTTTTTCATTTTAGTTTTGGCTTGTCTATGATCCGGCAAAAACACAAATTCAGGATATTGTTTTTTCAACTTTGATGCATAAGTTTCTAATCTTGACTTACTAATTTTTTTTGGAAGCACAAATATAGTGACTTCTTGTTGACATTGGTCAACATCAATGTTCATTCCTTCACACTCAACAATGGACCATGATGCATTTTTGGCATAAGGACAGATTGCAACTCCATTGAAACCTTTTTGTGGTTTTACAATTTTAGCCATCCATTCGACCACATCTGTGTAAATAGAACTGTTCATTATAAAGGTATTTAATATGTTAGTAATAGGAAATGGCGAGAGTCGAGCAGAACTTGATGTAGAATCATTCAACTTGCCCACAGTTGGTTGCAACGCAATATTTAGAGATGTAAAAGTAGATCATTTAGTGTGCTGTGACAGACGTATGGTTCGTGAAGCCATCACTCATGTAAACACTCAACAGAGTTGTGTGTACACCAGACAGGATTGGTATGAAGATTTTGACGTGATGCCTGTGCCTGATTTACCTTATCATGGTGAACTGAGACAAGATGATCCTTGGCATTGGGGAACGGGTCAGTATGCTCTGTTGATTGCTCTACAGTATGCTGTCACAGACCATATTCATATTGTGGGATTTGATCTGTTTGGAGTTGAAGGATATGTGAATAATATGTACAAAGATACCAAATCTTATGATGTCAGTTCAAAACAACAAGTTGATCCATCGTATTGGATATATCAAAATAAAAAAATATTTGAACATTATCCCAAACAAAAATTCAATTACTATGTGGAAGAAAATTTTCCATTACCAGAAAGTTGGCAAGATATACCAAATTTAAAAATTATTCCCTTGACAGACTTGAAAAAACATATTATAATTTAAACTTACAAGGAGATTACATTGGCGAAACATTACAGCACAAAACATTACGGACACAATATAGGTTTATCCGCAGTGTTCCGACAACCCAACGCAGATCATTCACACTGTCATCTGCTACATGGGTATTCATTAGCATTTACATTTACATTTGGTTGTGACGCATTAGACAACAAAAACTGGGCAGTGGACTTTGGAGGTTTGAAACCTTTAAAGAAATGGCTGGAAGATAGTTTTGACCACAAACTTTGTTTAGATATTGATGATCCACATTTAGAAAAATTTAAAGAACTTGAAGCATTGGACTTGGCAGATATTAGAATGTTTGATGGTGTTGGTGCAGAGAAATTTGCCGAACACGCCTTTAACTTTGCAGACAAACTTATACGTGAAGCAACAGACAATCGGTGTTATGTGATAAAAGTTGAATGTGCTGAGCATGGAGCCAACAGTGCAATCTACGAAGGCTAATGATCAATTACATTGTTTGTTTAAAATGGGGTAACAAGTATGGTCCGGAGTATGTGAATACACTGGAACAAATGGTACGTAGATATTGCACTCTACCATTTGAATTTGTTTGCTTTACAGAAAATCCACAAGGATTAAACAGCACAGTCAGAGTGATGCCTATTGCACAAGGATATGGAGTAAGTGGTTGGTGGCACAAACCATTGTTGTTCAATCCCAGTTTACCTTTAGGAGATCCACAAGGCACAGTTTTATACATTGATCTTGATGTGATAGTTTTTAGAAGTATAGACAATTTATTAACATACAAACCTAACGAGTTTTGTGTGATTAGAGATTTTAATAGATGCAATAATCCTAAATGGAATAGATTCAACAGCAGTGTGGTGAGATGGAACATTGGTCAACATCCTCAAATCTATAGAGATTTTATACAAAACCCAGCCGCACCTGTGCGTAGATTTCACGGAGACCAAGATTGGCTGTATGCTCAAGTTAAAAATGATTTTAATTTTTGGCCCGATGAATGGATACAGAGTTACAAATGGGAGATGCGAGGAAAACCTCCTATGGTACGAAACCAAGACGGAACAAAAGATTTTATATCTCCAGGTGTGCCAAAGATACACCCTCAAACATCTATTGCTGTGTTTCATGGAGATCCTCAACCTAAACATTGCCAGGATCCCTGGTGTAAGGAGAATTGGAAATGAATTACAATATAGCAAACATGTTCGCAACACCTTTGTTAAAATTTGATTTTGCTGATCACAAAGATAACATAAAACTTTTAGAGCTGATTAAGACTTGGGACACTGGGTCACATGCGTTAGTGTCTGGTGCTCAAAGCAGTTATATGAAAAGTGATAAACATATTTTGGATCACGAAGATTTAAAGGATTTGAAAGCAGATTTACAACAAGCAGTTGACATTTATTGTGACAAAGTTGGATTGGGTAACAATGTTAAAATTGGTATGAGTTGGTTTAATATTTTACAAAAAGGTCAAAGTGTAAATTTACACAGACATGAAGTCAGTGTGGTGAGTGCGGCATATTATATTAAAGCAGATAAAGACAGTGTGGGACTAAATTTTAAAAGTCCAGTAGACCCTTACAGAATGCACGAGTTCTTTGTTAAGAACACAGAGTATAACATTAAAAATGTTGAAGTGGCTTGTGAACAAGGATCGTTGTATCTATTTCCTAGTTGGTTGGAACATTACACCAACCCCAATCAAACAGACGACAGAATTACGATCAGTTTTAACACAATGTATGTTTGACAATTACCAAAATGTGTGCTATAATACAGCATGATTAGACGTATTGGATTTTGCTGTCAATGGTTCCACCATGATAGAACTCTTAAAAAAAAACAGTTAGAAGAAATTGAAAGACCAATGAACACACGTTCAACAACTGTGCGTTGGTTGAATGAACACAAAGACGAAGCAGAAGAAAAATTAGCCTTTGTCTTTAAACACAACATAGACGGTATTAAGAACTTAATACTGAAGGCTTCCACACTGCCTAAAAGCAGACGCATGTGCAGAATTTCATCTCCCATATTACCTGTGGCAACGCAGGCTGACTGGCGACACTATTGGAATAAACCAGACGTTATAAAATATTGTGAAAAGCATTTTGCAGAAGCAGGAGATTTGGCAAGACTGCATGATGTGAAGATCAGTTTTCATCCAGGACAGTTTACTGTGTTAGCAAGTGAAACTCCGGACATTGTGGATCGTAGCATAGACGAATTTGAATATCATGTGAACATGGCACGTTGGATGGGTTTTGGCAAATCATTCCAAGATGGTTGCAAAATTAATGTACACATCTCAGGCAAACAAGGACCAGCGGGTATTATAAAAGTATTATCTCGACTGTCACCAGAAGCAAGAAACTTAATCACCATAGAGAATGATGAAATGTGTTGGGGTTTAGACGCTTCATTAGAATTAGAAAAACATTGTGCGTTGGTACTAGACATACATCACCACTTGATTCGAGACGAGGAATACATTCAACCCGATGACGACAGAGTTAAAAGAGTTGTGGACTCGTGGCGTGGTGTGAGACCGACCATGCATTATTCTTATTCTAGAGATGAATGGTTGACGCCAGCATACAGCGATGTAGACACAATGCACACTGGCTTTCATGATATGGAAACACTGTTATCAAAAGGATGTAAGAAACAAAAACTACGAGCTCATAGCGAACTGTTACCAAATCGTGCTGTGAATGAATGGGCATTGAGTTTCCTACCACAATTAGACATACAGGTTGAAGCCAAGACAAAGAATCTTGCCGCAGAACAATTACACAATCAGGCTGTTGAGTTGGGATTAGTATAACGATAAATATCGTTATGAAACTAGAACATATCACAGAATCAAAACAAAACAGAGAATCAAAACTAGAAGTGGTGAAACTGCCTTTCAAAATGAAAGAACTATCACCTGTGTTGTCTGAAGCAAACATTGACTATCATTACAATGTATTAACCAAAGCATATGTGAGAAGATACAATGATGGTGAAGGTGATGCAGATTTTAATTACGGTGGAGCAAAACTTCACAATATGTTTTGGCTACAATTACAAGCACCTCGTCCAGGCAATAAACCAACTGGTGAAATTAAAACTTTAATAGAATCAAAACACAAATCATTTGAAGCATTCAAAAAAGAATTGATTAGATCAGCAATGACCATACAAGGTTCTGGTTGGGTGTATGTTGCCAAAACTGGTTCTATCAAAATTACCCCAAATCAATCATACAAAACAGACATTCTGATGCCTGTGGATATGTGGGAACATTCATTTTCGGATTATGTTCCTGCTAAAGATGCCAAGAAAAAATACATAGAAGGTATGATGAGAATAATTAATTGGGAGTCAATAAATTTAAGACTACAATCTTAAAAAAAAGGAGACTAATATGATCAATCAAGTACAAAAATGGATGAATGCTAGAATCAAAGAAAGAACCACATTGGATGGTGCTCTTTTGATAGTGGCAGGAATCTCATTCCTAATTTTCAAACCGATCGCTTCGATTGTTGCTTATGCGGCAATTGTGTATGGTGGTTGGACTATTTGGAAATCAGAGTAATCACAATTCACTGATAGGAATATCACTGGATGCGTTCATACCCAAAACTTGTCTTTGTTTTACACCCTGTTGTTGAGCAAAACGTTTTGGGTCGCATTCAGAACACACGTGTTTATAAAAAGTAGATAAACGCTTTTTTTCAACCTTGCCTTTGGCTCTTTTAAATTCTTTTTCACACGCATCACATTTAAAGACATGAAACGTTTTAGTGCGTTTGCATTGGTGTTTCACACCCAGTTTGCTCACACGTTCTGTCTTGGACACTGTAATTTTTTCACCTAAATACATACTGGTATTTACATTAGCATTTGTAAAATTTCCATAAATACAACAAACGACAACATTGCATTATGGCTATTTTAACACTGACAAGCACTGCACAGACGCAAATTAAAACACTGTGCGAAAAAAACAGCAAGTATGCTGTTAGATTGGGTATTAAAGGCGGTGGATGTGCTGGTTTTTCCTATGATTGGAGTTTTGCTGATCAATCACAAATTGAATCAGGAGATGAACTAATCGAAGTTGATGGTGGGAAATTAGTGATAGATACCAGTAGTGTGATGTTTTTGTTTGGAACTGAGATTGATTACGTTAATGAAGTATTTGGTTCACAGTTTCAAATCAACAATCCAAACACCAAGAGTGCTTGTGGTTGTGGAGAAAGCATTCAATTTGATATGGACAGGGTAAATGGCTAAACAATTTGTTAATATTGGAATAGAAGGGAACGACGGTACTGGTGATAGTATTAGAGATGCGTTCAACAAATCCAATGAAAACTTTACAGAGTTATATGCTGTATTTGGACAAGGTGGACAAATAGGTTTCACGACATTAAGTGATACACCTGATCAATTAGGCGCAAACAAAATTCCTGTTACAAATTCGGCTGGCACAGCCATTGAGATGAAAGGAATATCTGGTACAGGTATTTCAGTGAACTTTGCAGATCCTAACAATCTTATACTCACAGTTGATTCTATCAATATTAACACAGACACTGCACCAGACTTAGGTGGACCAATAAATGCCAATACATATGCTATCGGTAATGTGGGCATCAGTCAAACAGCAGTGGATGATTTCAACAGCACACACGGAACAAGTATTACCGAAGACGATTTGGTTATCGATAAAGGTTATGCAGATAGAAGATATCTTAGAAGTTCAGGAGTTGGTGGTGTTGCTGGAGAAGTTAGAATTCGTACAGAGCCTGCAGATGCAACTGAATACACAAAAACAATTTCAGCCTATGCAAGTGGAAATTTAAACATTCCAACACACGGATTTACAACAACATCAAATGGGTTACCTTTTGTTTACAATTCAACTGGAACAGATGCCAACAATGTCACAAGCGGACAAAACTATTATATTAGATATGTTGATGCTAACACAATTTCATTGCACACATCATCAGCAGAAGCAACCAATGACAACGATACAACAAGAATTAAAATCACAGTATCAGGAGGTACTGGAGTTCAAACAATAACTGATGGAGCATACAACAGTTCACTTACAGGAAATTATCTTTCAACAGAAGCAATACAAAGAACATCTGCAGTAAGACGTCAAGGTGACACAATGACTGGTGCTCTTTACTTGAGTGATCACCCAGGTGATTTATCAGGTTCAGGAACTCCAAATAATGCTGATGATTTACAAGCGGCTTCAAAATTTTACGTTGACACAACATCGTATGCTTCTACAACAAATATATTTGTAAGTCTAGATGGTGATGATACAATGGCAGGAGTTCCTGCTGACAAATATGGTAGATCATTGGCATATGCTTACAAAACTATTTCTAAAGCGGCTCAAAGAGCAGAACAAATCATTGAAACATCTCCATTTGAAGCAGGACCATACACACAAATAATAACTTTCAACAATGGTTTAGGAAATTCCACAGTAACAACAAAAGGCATAACAACACCAACAGCACAGACTCAATTAGAATTTTTAATGGCGGCTAACAGAGAGTTCATTATTAAAGAAACAATTGCTTACATAAATGCTACGTATCCAAATTTTTCATATGATACAGCATTATGTGAAAGAGATTTAGGATTAATTCAAGATGCTGTGGTTATTGATGTATTGAGTGGTTTAACAGCAAACTCACAATCTATTCAAGCAGGAAAAAGATATTACAACAGCAACAGTGGATTAAAAGCAATCAATCAACAATCAACTGAAACACTGGGAGCAATTGTGTTTGCTCAAAGTTTAGTGGTTAACTTTGTTTTAACTAATACTGCACCTGGTACTTTATATCAGAGTAATGTTACGCAAACAATTGATATCACTAAAGTGGTTCCTCAGTCAGGAAAAGATTCTGCCAATGCAAAATTTATCATAATAAAAGGGATAATACAAGATTACAATTATATTGTTACAGCAGTGGATGGTAGCACATACACCATAACAATTTCAAACGGTAACACAGGTTTTGTAGATCAAAATCAACCAACAAACAAAGATTTAGTTCCAGGAAAACTTATAGTAGGTAAAACTTCTGGAGCAAAAGGTGAAATAATTTCAGTAACAGCAGGTGCATCCAACGACACAGTACAGATGTTTTTAAGAGAGCCAGTACCTTTCCAAGTTGGTGAACAAATGGAATTTGGTAACAAAGTAAAAGAAAAACAGATCACAATTAGAGTTGAATCAGGCATTTACAAAGAACACTTGCCTATTAAAGTTCCTGCAAACGTATCAATCAAAGGAGATGAATTTAGAAGAACTATAATAAGACCACTAGATGCAATTTCACAATCTCCGTGGGCAAATATATATTTCTTTAGAAACACAACGTTTGATGGATTAACAATTGGTACACAAGAATATGGATATCATTATGCACAAGACGTAACAAAACCAATTAACACTTCGGTTCCTCCAGCAAACGCGGCATACAACACAGCCATTAACAATAAAGAAATGGATGTGTTCTTAATGAACGATGCTTCGGTGATTAGAAATATCACATTCCAAGCACATGGTGGTTTTGCTGAAGTATTAGATCCAAATGGACAAGTGCTTACAAAATCTCCGTACACACAAACAGCATCATCTTTTTCACAAAGTGTAAATTCAAAATCATTCAGAGGTGGTATGTATGTTGATGGTTATGCAGGTAATGTTGAAACCACAGTTACAGGAGTAACCAACGCATTCAATATTCAAGTTGCGTCAACGGCTGGAACAGGATTGTTTTTACGTAAACCGCAAACACCTTGTCCATTCTACATACTGGGAGCAAGATATCAAGTTGCGGCAATCACAGATTATGATCAAAGCGCCGGAACAGCCACATTATTATTGGCGGCGAGTTCTAATGCCACTAATGGTTGGGACGGAACTTATGCCACACCTTACAACATAATAATTCAAACAGCAGGTAACAGATCGTTGCTTGCCAATGACTTCGTACAAATAAATGATTTAGCATACGGACTGGTTGCTACCAATGGTGGATTATCTGAACAAGTATCCACTTTCACATATTACACTCACATTGCCATGTATGCAAACAACGGTGGACAAATTCGTGCATTGAATTGTTCTTCAGCACATGGTGATTATGGATTAGTTGCTGAAGGTTCTAATCCAAATGAAAAAATTGATGCCATAACATTGGCAGACAACATGACTCAACAAGGAATGGTGTTCGATGACGGTTCAGTAGATTACGATCAACCACTTCTAGGTACAGCAGTGTATGTGTTTGATCTAGATTATATTCCATACAGTCAATCAGAAATAGAAATTGATCATGGTGGTGCAGTAGGTATCACAAGATACGAAATAACAAATGTTGAATCAACAGTAGCACCTTCACAACCAGCCACAAGAGATGGCACAGTTTACAAAGTTAATTTGGGAACTAGCGGTTCAAATTTAACTTCAACAACTGGATTTAAAGCACCATTAGTAGATGGTCAAACAGTTACTATTAGATCCAGCAGATCATTTAGATTTGATGACTTAGAAGATGAGTCACCTACAAGACCTTCCACAGCAATTGTGTTTGATGAATTAACATCTGATGTTTACAGAAGTATATTTTTCCAAAGCAATGATGCTGTTGGAAATCCTTTACCTTCGGGATCGGCAATTATTGGAATTGACGCACCATTCGACACAGTAAAAATGAATGTCAACCAGACTGAAGTTCAGAACAACACTTATGCAGGATCAGGAACTACAATGGGTGCTACTCCAGGTGATGTCACTATTGCTATTGATTTATTAACACAAGCATCGGACATAACAAGATTAAACAACGGTGACATGATTTTTGGTTGGGATGGAAAAGTTCACAGAATCACAAGTTACACAGACAGAACAACATATGCCACTCTTACAATTCAAGATGTGAGTGATATCAATGCCACTCCAATAGGTGGTGGACTGCACAGTTCTATGTACAGACTGAATGAATCTGTAAATTTAAGAGCAAACTTGGCGGCAGGAGAAACAGGAACGTTAACTATTTCTATTTCAACTTGTAGAGCCACAGGACATGACTTCTTAGATATAGGAACAGGCGGATTCAACACAACAAATTATCCTAATGTGGTATTTGGTGATCCACAAGCACCAGTACAAGCACAAGAAGTTGATGAACGTGGTAAAGGCAGAGTGTTCTATGTTTCAACTGACCAAGACGGATTCTTTAGAGTTGGTAAGTTCTTTACAGTTGACCAAGGAACAGGAAGTGTAACATTCTCGGCATCAATTGCTTTGAGTAACTTGGATGGTATTGGATTTAAACGTGGTGTTGTTGTAGCAGAATTTTCATCTGACACAGCAATGACTGACAATGCTTCTGACACAGTGCCAACAGAATCTGCTGTTAGAGGATATGTCAACAGAAGATTACATTTTGATCACCAAGGACAACTGGTATCAAATCCAATTGGAGCAGGTGCTGTGGCAAGAGATGGATCTACTCCATTCACAGACAACATTGGAGCAGGTGGATTCAAAATACAAAATTTACAAGACCCAGGCGTGGATCAAGATGCCGCAACAAAATCGTATGTGGACCAAGTTAACTACGACACAGATGAATTAATAGACAACAGAGATGTTAATATTTCAACTCCTATATCATCAGGACAAATGTTGGTGTTTAACGGAGCAAAAAGAATTTACACAACACCAGCCAATGGTGGATCATTTGGAGGTGGTGAAACAATCACTGGATCAAATTCAGCGGCAACAGGAGTTATCTATGATTTAATTCAAGAAAATGTTCCTGGTTATGGATTAGCCACAAGAATTTCATACAATCAAACTTCTGTAGCAGATTTCAACACAAATGATTTAATTGATAACGGTTCAGGTGTAACAGCCAATGTGGCCAATGCTGGTATAGATGAAATAGGTAATGGAATTGAAGATGCAGGTTCAGATATCACAGTCACTGCCACAAGAACAAATTCACAAACAACAATCAACTTCCAACTCAATGCAGGAACAATCATAAACGCAGATGTATCACCAACAGCGGCAATCAGCCAAAGTAAATTGTCAATGCAGGCGGCAACAACAAGAGCCAATGATACAGGTATTACTCAAGCAGATTTAGGTTTAGTAAGTTTTGATTCAGGAGACTTCACAGTAACTAACGGTTGGGTAACATTAAAAATTGCTTCAGTAGATTTTGCAGATTTACCTGAATTAGATAATGCATTCGCATTTGGTAGATCAACAGCAGGCACTGGTGCACCAGAGGCAGTTTCATTTTCAACAATAGTTGGAACAGGTGGTGGACTGGAAGATGGAGATTTTGTAAGTGAAATAGGAGCGGCGGCTGATCCAGGCAATGCACTGATTAAAACGGGTGCTAACACTTATGCTTACACCAATGTGTCCAACACAGGTGAAGCCAACAGTATTATAAAAACTGATGCCACAGGACAATTGGATGTGAGTTCATTAGCAATTGATGGCACATTGGTGTTTGACATTTCTGCTTCCACACTACAAGTAACAACACCAGGTGGAGTCACAGTTTACACAGCAGTAGGATCAAATGCTAACAACACAGTACAAACTTTCGCTGGAAATCAATTTGGATTTGGTGGAGCAGATGCATCAACATCTCCAAGCAACGACAACGGATCAGCACAAAACACAGATCCTGCGTTGGCTTCAACTTACATCTACACAAAATATATTGAATCAGAAGGCAAAGGTGCTAACTTTACAGGTATAGCATTGGGATCAGGAAATCCTTACATTGTGGGACTAGACGAATCGTCAGAAGGTCAAATAGCACTTGTGGCAGATGGTGTTGTTCCTGTAATAGCAACAGCACAAGGTTTAATTCCAGGTAATGATAACATTGATATTGGTTCATCATCTGGCAAACGATTTAAAAATGTATACGCAGAAATTTTTGATGGCACAGCCACAAAGGCTCAATATGCTGACTTGGCTGAGAATTATCTTGCTGACAATCAGTACGAAGTGGGAACAGTTTTAATATTTGGTGGAGATGCAGAAGTAACCACAACAGCATTAAGAGGCGACACAAGAGTTGCAGGAGTTGTTTCTGAAAATCCAGCACACTTGATGAACACAGCACTTGAAGGTGACAATGTAACAGCAGTGGCATTGACTGGAAGAACTCCAATCA